GCTACTCTACTCAGACATCTTTGGCTAAGTACTTTAATATCAATAACACATCAGCTTTCTTTCTAATCAAAGAAATAAAACAAAATATCAAAGAGATACAATATAGGTATAAAAAGTAATATTATGGAATACACAATCAAACCAGAATTTGTAGGTAAAACAGTGAAAATCTATGACAGATTTCAAGGTACTAAGACAATCATAGTAGATAATCTTGACCTGAGCAAAGTAAAATACTATCAGACAATTGGACTTAAGCACATCTTTGAAGAGGTAGTAACTGCTACAGCTCCTGAGCCAACTGTAATTGAATACACAGCAGTTGAGGATGTACCAGTAAAAAAGAAACGCACTAAGAAATTTGTTGAGAGATTAGAAGAGGTTAAACAAGAGCAAGAGTCAAACAATGGCGAAGCCTAAATACATAGCTACTCCTGAGGCAATGTGGGACTTATTTGTATCTTACAGAGACTGGTGCAAAGCTAATCCTAGATATCAATACTCACTTTCTAATAAAACTGGTGAGGCAACTGCTATCCCATTAGAAAGACCATTGACTCAAGTAGGGTTTAGAAGTTACGCTGCAGATAATGGTTCAACAGTAACAGATTATTTCTCAAACAAGGATGATAGATATTCTGAGTATGCCACAATCTGTACACGCATAGAGGAGGCCATCCGACATGATCAGATTGAAGGTGGCATGGTTGGACAATACAATCCATCCATAACTCAGCGACTGAATAATCTGACTGAGAGAGTTGATACTACCAGCAAAGGTGAATCTATCTCAGAGATAAAGGTTAATATTATTACTTCTAATAAAGAGTAATATATCTTAATAATAATAATATAAGTACTACTAAGTGGTATGATTTGTCTATGGAGTTAAATTCAACAGTAATCTTTCAAAAGAATCATGAGGCACTCAATAGCCCTGAGCATAGATTTATCATCAATGAGGGTGGCTCAAGGTCATCTAAGACATACTCACTTTGTCAGCTGATTATTGTCTACTGTCTACAGAATCCTAACAAGGTAGTCAGTATTATCAGAAAGACTTTCCCAGCATTGAGAGCTACAGTGATGAGAGACTTCTTAGAGATAATGAAGACACTTGAGATTTATGATGTATCAAGGCACAATAAGTCTGAGCACATCTATACCTTTGGCAATGGATCTATTGTGGAGTTCTTCTCTGTAGATGATGAGCAAAAGATAAGAGGCAGAAAGCGAGACCTTGCCTGGTGTAATGAAGCTAATGAGCTGTACTATGATGACTTCACTCAACTCAACATGAGGACAGAAGGAAAGCTAATCTTTGACTACAATCCATCGGAGTCTAACTCATGGCTGTATGAGCTACCATCTGAGGAGTCAATCTTAATCAAGTCAACTTATAAAGACAATCCATTCCTACCTGAGTCAATCAAAAGACAGATTGAAGACTTGAAGAGAACTGATGAGGCACAATATCAGATTTATGCACTAGGAGAGAAAGCTATCTCTAAAAGTAACATCTACAGCAATTGGTCCTTTGTTAAGCATAGGCCTGCTAAGTTCACATCTTATGTGTATGGCTTAGACTTTGGTTACAATCACCCTACTGCATTGGTCAGAGTATACTGGAGAGATAAAGACATCTACATTGAGCCAGTCATCTATGAAAGCTACTTGACCACTACTGACCTAATCGCAAGAATGGACCAGTTAGGAATTGAGAAGACCATCAACATACTAGCTGACTACTCAAGGCCTGAGACTATAGCAGAAATCGACAGAGCTGGATATTACATTGAGAATGCTAACAAGGTAGTCAAGCAAGGGATAGATAACATTAAGACCTTTGGTGTATTCTGTGAGGACCATCCAGCTATCAAGAAAGAATACGAGAACTACAAGTGGAAGAAAATAGGTGACACAATCACAGATGAGCCAGTCAAGTTATGGGATGATGCAATGGATGCTATCCGTTACGCAGCAACATACATCAAGAAAGAATATTTTACAGATGACAGCTATCTATCCTTCTAATTGAAATCATTTAAAAGTACAATATAGGTATGGCAACAACAATCATAGCACAGCCTCAAGACTTCACTCCAGCATACAATGAGTGCAAGTTTATCATTGACTCAACTAACAAGAATAAGTCAGGCTTCAGATATATTTTTGAGGTGTTTGACTCAGTGACCAATGATAGAATAGGATACTATAAAGCACTACCAACTTATGGCACTGGCTATGGTGAACAAGATTTATCTAAGCTATTAAGCAACTCAGTGAGCTTTGACTTCAATCCTTCAATCACTACTTTCTATGATGCGTCAAATAGTTACTTTGGCTATGATGTTAAGTTTGGTGAGGAGTATATTTTTGACATGAGCTATACAGCATCTCTTACAGATAATGGTGGCAATGTACGCATCACAGCTACACATCCATTCCAAGTAGGTGACCAGATTAACATCGTGCAAGGTGTAGGTGGAGCAGCTGCCAATCCTGGTGTTGAGGGGTTGCATACTGTGATAGCTATCACTGGCACAACTAACTTCACAATTAATGCACTATGGTCAGGAGTCACAGATGCTACTATCAATGGAGTAGTTGAGTATGCTGATAAGAGAAAGACTATAGACTTAGACATAATCTCTACACTTGATAAATTTGTTTTCAATGGTGTTTATTCATGGCTTGACTTTCCTTATTGGGATGAGCTAGACTATGAGCTTGATGGTGTGACTAAGGAATGGCTAACAGACCAGCCTCAATCATTTAGCTCAACACCTGGTCAAGATTTATGGTTAAACATGCGTGGCTTTGGTGTTGCACCAGCTGGCAAGGTATACTTTCAAAATGATAATGGTGATTTATTCTCTAAGGTAGTAGCTGGCACTGAGACTATCAAAGGTGTGGCAGTTGGTCCTAATAACTATGGCTCACTTACATTGATTAGTGGCACTGCTCCATTGGTAAAGAATGACACTAAGAGCTATGAGGTTTGGTATGTTGATGGACTTACACCAACACAAAAGTCAATCAAGTATAAGGTAAACATAGATAGAAGGATGTTAATCTCTGAGAGTCACATTGTGTTCTTAGATAGATTAGGCTCATGGAGTAGTTTTGCTTTCCAGCTTAAGAGCTATGAAAGAGGCAACATCAATAGACAGACTTACAATCAAGATGTACCTGGTGCAGTTGTTGATGGTCAGTGGGGGTATAAAAGTTATGAACAAGGTACTATCAACATTAACACTGAGGTGACTAAGTTAGTTGACTTATCAACAAATTACATGACAGAAGAGGAGGGTGTGTACTTTCAGCAGTTGTTGACATCACCACAAACTTACATTAAGAATGTACTCTATCGCATCACAGAAGATGGAGCTGTACTATTCGATGAGGCTGGCTGTATTATTCACGTACCTGAGTCAACAGAGTATGTCAGCTGTAATGTTACCACTACCAACTTTGAGGTGTATCAACAAAGAAACAAGAATCTAATCAAGCAATCTATTCAAGTAAGGATAGGCAACAACGACATAATCAATGGTTAAAATAGTTCTACCTAATGGAGTGCTTGATGTATCTGAGAATCTTGCACTACCTATCACATTTAGTGTTGGTGACATTAGAGATTTATCCTCACGCAAGGGGACATTCTCTAAGACCATCACACTAGCTGGCACTAAGAATAACAACGATCTACTTGGTCACTACTATGATGTCAACATACAAGCCGGCACATTCAACATCAACACACTAACAAAGTGTCAAATCATTCAGAATGGTGTACCTATTTTAGATGAGGCACTATTGCAATTGGTAAGTGTCAACAAGCTACAGACTAACACCAGGTATGAAGATGAGGTAAGCTATGAAGTATTAATCAAGGATAGTAGAGCTGAGTTCTTCACAGCTATCACAAATGCTAACTTAACTGACTTAGACTTCTCTGACTTGGACCATGTGTTTAGCTCTACAAATATTGCAGGCTCATTTAGTAACACTGTGGCTGATGGCTACAAGTATGTCATGCCGTATATCAATAGTAATGACTACAATGCTAATGACTTCAAGCCAGCAATCTATGCTAAGACTTACTTTGATAGAATCTTTGCTGTGGCTGGTTTCACATACACCTGGAATGAGTTAACATCAGCTCACTTTGATAAGTTGTTAATTCCTTACAATGGTGACAAGAATAATCAAGATTATGAAGATTATAAAGTAGAGGCTACCAACACATGGACCACAAGCTATGTTCAACCTACTGGATACAATAATACATTTGAGGAGCTTATTGACTCAGGATGGTCAGAGGTTACAGATGCACAGAATATCTTTGACCCTACTACTGGAGAGTATTCAACACCATTTAGCACTAATGCTGTGGCTAGTGAGAATTACTCCTATGGCTTAGCAATTGGTGGAACTATAACATTAGAGAACACAAGTGGAGGTAATGCTAGATTGAGAACACCAGGTACTTTCTTAGATTTTGGATATAAAAAATATAGAGTATATGCTAGAGTACAAGTAGCTGGTAACACAAATGCTATCATTGTGTATGGATCAAGTGTTATTGTTAATTACTTTACTGGCTCTCCATTACCTAATGGCAATACTACTATCTTATCATTCTCAGACACTTTGACTATTCCAGCAGTTGTGAATGGTGTAATATTAGGAATCACTGCATCAGATATTCAGATTCTTGAGATAGGTGTTGAGATTTATCCTGTATACAGTTATACTGATGATACACAATTACCTTATAATACATTGTGGTATACTTTTAGTGGTACGACATTAGCACCAGTTAATGTAGTGCTTGACTTGATATCTATTAACATGGTTATTCTACCAAGTAACAACATACAAGTAACTGGTAGTACACTTAACATCAACCAATACGTACCAAAAGAGATCAAGCAGTCTGACTTTGTTAAGTCTATCCTACAGATGTACAACTTGTATGTTGAGCAAGATGTTAACAATCCTTACAATCTAATCTTAAGACATCGTGATGAGTACTATGATTCAGGAGCTGAGAAAGACTGGAGTAGAAAGTTAGCTAAGGATAAGGACCAACAGTTAATTTTCCTTCCTGACTTGACTAACAAGAAGCTCAAGCTCACTTATGCACCTGACACAGATGAGTTCAACACAATGTACACTCAAGCTACTAGTGAGATTTATGGTCAGTTAGAGTATACATTTGACAATGAGTATGTGAAGGATGTATCTACTCAGGAGTTGATATTCTCACCTACACCAGTATTCTTGACTTCATTTGGAGCTTATGTACCAGCTATCATTGGAGCATCACCTAACACTAACATCCGTATCTTGTATGATGGTGGCTTGCAATCTTGTCAGCCATTTGACATCTTAGACTTTGGCACTACTGGTGAATTTGGCTTGACTGACTATCCAATGTTGGGACATTTCGACAATGCGTCGACACCTAGCTTTGATATCAACTTTGGCACAAATGACTTCTATTTCTATGAGCCAATATCACTGACAGCTAATAACCTATACAATCTATATTGGAGAAGGACAGTTAATCAGATTAATGTAGGCAAGATGCTGATAGCTATGTTTGACTTGACTGAGCTAGACATCCAATCACTTAAGCTGAATGATAAGATATACATAGACAACTCCTGGTGGAATATCAACAAGATTCAAGATTATAATGGCAATCAGAGACAACTCACTAAGGTAGAGTTAATCAGCATTGACACTGAGATAGACCTTGCACCATTTAAGACTGGCTTAGGTAGGCCATTTGGTGATGTAATGATAGGAGTAGGAGTAGATGCATTGGTAGGTAAAAATACTTTTAACAACAATGTCATCTTACCAGGTGCGAATGCTCAAGTCTTTGGTAAGGGTAACGTGGTCACAGCAGGTACAAAAGGAATCATAGTAGGTGATGGTCAGACATTGAGTGATAGTGGTATGGTTATAAACAACCTGACTGTCACTGGCACTATCAATGGTGATGTTGTAGTACCTTATAAAAAATATGTAGCTACAATTAGTCAGACTGGCACAAGTGATCCTACAGTCACAGTACTTGAGAATACAATAGGTGATATAGTGTGGACTAGAGTAGCTGTAGGAGGTTACTCAGCTGATTTATTAGGAGCTTTCCCTAATCAAGATAAAGTATATTTGTCAATCAACAACACATTGACATCAGTGTTTATAACTGAGTTCAAATGGGGTACACTTGACAATGTCAATATTAATACCTATGATTTAACTGCCACATCTACAGATGGAGCTATGTCTTTTAACACAATAGAAATTAGAGTTTATGAATGAAGTTGAGATACCATTAAAGATAACTGGCATAGGTGCCATAAAAGCTGAGTTAAGAGAGTTAAAGGGTGCTATTGCTGATGCAACTGATCCGGAACAAATTGCCAAGTTATCACAGAGAGCTGGGGAGCTGAAAGATAAACTATCTGATGCTAATGAGGCTGTTAATAATTTTGCTACTGGTTCTAAGTTTGAACAAGTCAGCAACTCATTAGGTGGTATTAAAGACTCATTGCTATCCTTAGACTTTGCAGAAGCTCAACAAAAAGCTCAAGTTTTTGCTAGTGCATTAGGGAACGTCAATCCAAAAGAGATAGCGGCAGGATTCAAAGCCTTCACTGGAGTCATTAAGACTATGGGTAGTGCATTTGTTAAGTTAGGAGTACAGATACTTGCTAATCCTATTTTTCTATTGGTAGCTGTGATAGTTGCTATAGTTGCTGCAGTTGTTATGGTCCTTAAGTATTTTGGTGTACTTGATGCTGTACTTAAGGCATTGATGGCTCCTATCAATTTAATCATTGATGGATTCAAAGCATTGACTGACATGTTAGGATTGACAAGTTTTGCAGCTGAAGAAAATGCAGAGGTTGTTAAGAAGACTGAGGAGGCTAAAAGAGAGGCAATGAATGAAACCTTTGCCAATAGAAAGAAAGTAGCTGAGATGACTGCTACAATGAGCAGAGAAGAGATAGCTATGATGGAGGAGTTGACTGGTGTACAGATTGACACATCTAAGTCATCATTTGACATTGAGAATCAAAGATTAGAAAATAATCAAAAATCACTACAAGCACAACTTGACTCACTACAAGCTATAGAAGATGCTGGTGGTGAACTTACTGATGAGCAAATTAAGGATAGAGAAAAGCTCAAAGATGAGTATAAGAAGAATAATCAAGCAATAGAGGAGAACGAAAGAGCTAGAGCTAAGGCAATCATAGACATCAATCAGAGACAGAATGACTTGTTAATTAAGTCACGCATGAGGTTAATGACTGATGAGAATGAAAGAGCTAAGGCACAATTAAAACTTGACCAGGAGAAAGAGATTAAAGAGCTCAACATCTTGATTAGAAATGCTAAGGTATTAGGTCAATCTACCAAAGGATTTGAAGAGGCTAAATTAAACACTAAAGCATTTTATGCAGCAGAAGCTACTAAGATAGATACTAGAGTTGCTGATGAGACTAAGAAGGCGGCTGAGAAACAACGCAAAGAGAATGCTGATAGACAGAAAGCTAACTATGAAAGCTATGTTAAGTCATTAGAGCAAAAGTTAAAAGCTACTAAAGACTCTAATAAAGTACTAATCTTAGCTACAGAAGAAGGTACTCAATCAAGAGTAGATGCTGAGGTCAAAGCACTCCAGGTAGAAGTTGACTACATGGCTAAAAATGCTAAGGCTTTTAAACTTAGTCAGGATCAATTAACAATCATTAGAGCTGAGACACTTAAGCAACAAGAAAAACTACAAGAAGACTACAATAAGAAGGTCACTGATGCAACCAATAAAGAGAATCTAGCTAAGGCACAGAATGACTTGTTAACAGCTAGTACAGATGAGGCTAAACTAGATGCTAAGATTAAGCTACTTGAAGCTGAGGCTAAGGTTAAACTACAGAATGAAGAGTTAACAGCTATTGAGATAAAGAATATCAATGACCAGTTAGTAGTTGATTTGGGTGTAGTTGAAAAAGCTAAGACTGATTTAGCATTTGAGAAGACAAAAAAATTAATTGATGCTGAAAAATTAAGAGTTGAGACTGCACTATCATTAGCGGCTTTTGAGCTTGAAAGATTTAAAGGCAACAAGGATGAGGAGATAAGACTTAACAATGAATTCTTAGCTAAACAACTTACAGCATTAGATGCACAGAAATTAGCTGAGCTTAACAACTTGAATCTATCTGAGACTGAAAAAGAAGCTATCAGAGAAAAGTATAGACAAGCTAAAATCACAGCAGAAGAAGCTACAGCTAAGAAGATTGAAGAGATTGAAGCTGAAGCTACAGCTAAGACCTTAAAGAACATTAATGATGGCTTTGATACTACTAAGCAAGCACTAGGAGCTATCACAAGCATGCAAGAAATTACTAACAGAAACAAGTTGAAAAATGTTGAGAAAGGTAGTAAAGAAGAGGAGAAGATACTTAAGCAACAATTTGAGCAACAGAAAAAAATGAACTTAGCAATGGCTGCAATTAATGGAGCTCAAGCTATCTTAGCTATTTTATCAGTTCCTGACTTCACACTAGGTATTGCATCAGGGATAAGAATAGCGGCATCTATAGCGGCAACTGCTGCATCTATCTCAGCTATCTCAGCAACATCTTTTGAGGGTGGTGGAAATGCTCCAACTCCAGTAAGTGGTGGTACTTCACAGACTAATACTGGACCAATGGCTACTCCTAATCTTTTTGGCAATAGCAATAACGCTAATAATGTTGGAGGAGAGAATCAAAATAGCAACCAATCAACTCCTAACTTCACAGTCACAGCTGTAGTTAGTGAAACAGAAATGACAAACGTACAGAATAGAGTTAACAGAATCCAAAGAAACGCAGAATTATGACCAGTTATCAAGCACTAATAAACAAGATTGAGGCATTTTATAACGATCACCTACAAGTTAAGAAAGTAGGTAGTGACTTCAATGAGCAACTTCCTAACTTTGCCACAAAAGATGAGAGGTATCCTTTGGTTTTTATCACTCCAATTGTGGCATCTACTACAATGGATGTAAACACTATCAGCTTAGAGGTGTATTGCTTAGATATTATCCAAAAGGATAGAGCTAACATCACAGTGATATTGTCAGACTGTCATCAGATATTGGTAGACTTAATCAACTATTTCAATTTTAGTGATGATTATTCCTTTGATATTGTAGGCTCACCATCAATCACTCCATTAAATAATCAGCTACTAGATTATGCTGCAGGATGGGTGATGACATTAGATGTTGACATCAGTAATTGGACCAATTGTCAAGTACCTCTTATAACTAATTTACCAGGTTAATACAATATAGGTATGGCACGCAGACAGAAGATATCACAGATGAATCCGAAAGGAGCTAACCTACAAGCTACAGATTTGCTTGAGGTAAGTGTACTTACTGGCACTGGTTATGACACTTATTCCATAACTGGTCAACAGATTATCAATGCTGGTGGAGGTGGTGGTAGTCAGGACTTGCAACAAGTTACTGATTTAGGGAGTGAGACTACTAATGGAATTCTCACTACAAACTCATTTGTGGCAGTTGATGATTTTTCAAGCCCAGATAATTCTACAGTTTTATCTCCTAATTCTCTTGAGTTATCTAACAATTTAACTGGAGAACAGCTTTTTTTAAGTAGTTATGATATTCAACTAATTAAAAGTGGAACGGCTATTGGTAAATTTAAAGCTACAAATGTCACTTCACCTAACAATGTCACTCTTGAATTTCCTGACAAAGCAACTGGAAGCTACACAATAGCTACTACAGCTGATATACCTAGTGTCAGTGGATTTGTACCTTACACTGGTGCAACAGCTGATGTAAACTTAGGCACGTTTCATTTAGATGCTGCTAAAGGTACATTCACTCACAGTGGTAGTACAGATACTCTTACAGCTACTCACTCAAGTGGTAGTGGAATAGGTTTGTCAATCACTAAAGGTGGCAACAATGAAGGACTGAAAGTCAATAAGACATCAGGTAGTGGTAATGCTGCTACAATAATTGGTACATTAGAGGCTACTACATTAGTTAAGACTGGTGGAACGTCTAGTCAATACTTGATGGCAGATGGTAGTACCAATACATTAAATCAAGCTGCTATACTTTCATTGTTAGGATGGTTTAAAACAACTGTTACAACGAATTACACTGTAACAGGTACAACGGGTGAAACTATTGTTAGCTCAACTCAAGTACCTACATTAAGCAATGGAACTATCTTTAAAATAAATACATTAAGATTTACAAAAGGTGCTCTTGCAGGTAGTACAATTAGAGCATATTTAAGCCCTAACAGTGCCAATCTTTCGGGTGCTGTTCAAATACTATCAACAGGTTCTGTTATTGTAGCAGGGACTAGATTAGCCACAATTAGTAGAGTGTTTGAGATTGAAGGTGGTAACATAAAAGGATTAAATTCAGCTACAGGTGTAATCAACGACAATGGTACAAGTACAGTTGTAGCATTAGACGCTGCACTTCCAAGTGGTACATTATATCTTATTGTAACAGTTACAAATTCTTTAACTACAGAATCAACTACACAAGAACTTTTAGACATTTCAAATTTCTAATATATGTACACAATTATAGATACTACAACTAATAGATTGCTTTTTGCAAAATTTGACAATGAAGTGTTAGAAGGTCAAGTTGCTATTGAGCAAATTTGCACAATTGAAAATCCTGAGCAAAAAGATATTTATTATAATTTTGAAACTAAACAATTTTATATCTAATGGCATACGCTAACAACGGAGAGTTTAATGTGCTCTATAAGACTAGGAGAAGGATGGCTAACATCCTTAAAAGAATACTTAGAAATGATATAGTAGATGGTCAAGGTACACTGGTAGAATCAATTAGAATCAATGCTAAAATCACCAGCTTTGAAAAGTTAGAAATACAGATAGTGGCTATGTACTATTTTATCTTCTTGAATAATGGTGCTTTCTTATGGAATGGTGGAGTAATTACACCTAGAGACTATGTCAATCAGTTTACAAATGAGCTTAATAACTCAGGAATAACAGCAGAAATATACTCACAGTACACAGAATGGTTAACAAAGCGTTATCCTATGCTTAAAGTTGCTGAGATACTTGAGAAGAATCAGAGAATTACATACACATTTGAGGCACTTGATCCACCAGAAGGATTCAAAGTAGGCTATCCATTAGATGTTTAATTCTTTCTTCATGGCTAACATGTTGAAGGTCATGATAAGTGGTAGGTTAGTGACCTCTTCAAACTTAGTCAAGTCTTCATTACATAGAGAATAGATTAATCTTTCCCACCCCCACTTTAACTGACTCTTTTCTTTTTGTATTTCTTTGGCCTCTTCACTATTGGTAGGCCTTACCTCCTCCTCATCCTCAGCTGTATTGTCATGGAATAAGTTGCCATAGGTATCCATGAAGTTTTCTCTAAAAGATATGAACTCAGGAATAATACCATAGATGTCATTGATTTTATACTCATCAAACAGCTCATGTCTATCTCTTGGACTGAAAGCATACGGCTCATAAATAGTCACACCCCATTCATTGGTAGATTTTTGCCTATACATAATGGATGCAATGTGACCAATGTGCTTATTGTAGTCTTTTGAAAAGTAGAACTCAAGGTCAATATACTCACCAATGGTTAACTTATCTAGTGGCTTGTAATGATAGTCATCAAGCTGTCTCTTAAAGTTCTTAGATGGCTCTGAATTAATGTACTTGATGTCAGACAGCATCACAGTGACCTCTTCAATATCTAAGTCTTCAATGTCCTCAGAGTTAATGTCACCTAGTGCAGCGAGAATCTCAATCTCTCTACTGAATACTTCTTGAATGCTGTATAAGTCTCTGACCTCTTTGTACTGGAATACATCAATCTCACTCCATGATTTCGGTAGGTACATCCTTTGGCATTTGTTTAGATAATTTCTGACCAATTTCTACCAGGTATGGGACTGCTAACTCAGCCTTTAACTCTCTAATCATTTTAGCTTTTAGCTTGATGTGTGCATCTACATAGTGCTCAGCTTTTGTCAAGTCAGTACGTTTGAATAAAACTGCTAACAGCTCAGAGATATATCCTTTGTGCTTAGATGCCATAATTCTCTCAATGTGCTTAGTGTCTTTAACAGATAGTTTAAACTGGTCCTCAAATGCAACATAAGTGTAACCATCCAATTCTAGTTTGTTCACTAGCTCAGGCTTTGATTGAATGTCATTGAAAGCTCTTACAATTTCTTTAAACTCTTCAATCTGTACATCATCAAATTCAATTGTAGGAACTCCTAAGAATTCAAATACTTCTAAATGCTTGTCAATTGCATCTAGCTCTACTTTTCCATGAATAGTTGTGATCGTTTCAAACTGCTGTACTGTCAATTCATTCAATTGATTAGGTACTTCTTTACCTAGTATTGTTACCATAGATTTTAATTTTTAACAAATATAAGAACTTTTACAATATAGGCATGGATAGACCAGTCTATAAGATTACAATTGAGGATGAGTATGCTGATGGTGAGAACTTAGGCATAGAAATGATTGCTTTCACATCTAAACCTGCTATTAAGGTTAAAGGTATGGCATTCAATTCTCATGTAGCTATGGCATTCAAGGATGATGTTAAAATGAGAGTTGTTGCACCAGCAATGATTCCTATGAACATCTACAGAAAAGATGAGGATGGTGAAGAGTATGATGTACAATTCACAGAAGAAGTCATTGAGGCTATCCATTCTAAGTTCATGCAGAATCTACAGAACAAGGACATCTTTAACCTGGAGCATGATGCTAGTGAAAAAGTACCAGCATACATCCTAGAGGCTTGGATAGTTGATAGTCCTAAAACTGACAAAGCATTCACTACTTATGGCATTGAAGTACCAAAAGGTACATTGATGTTGAATAGTCAAGTGACAGACAGAGCTTATTATGATGAGCTTGTTGAGTCAGGTCAAGTAGGCTATTCAATTGAGGGCTTTCTAGGTATGAAATTATCGGAACAAATTAAATTAAATACTATGAAATTACCTGACGGAGAACATCTAATTGAAGGCAAAATCTATGTTGTAACAGACGGAGAAGTTGTTGAGATTAAAGATGTACCTACAGAGATGGAAGCTGAGTTATCAGTTGATCCAGCTGTGGAAGAAGAAGTGGCTGATGCTGAGGCACAAGCTACAGAAGAAGCTGAAACAGAAGAAGTAGCTATGGCTATTGATCCAGCTGTAGATGCTGAAGCTATTATTGCTATTGTGAGACCTTTATTAGAGGAGCACATGAATTCAGTTATCTCTATGATTGCGGCCCTTAAGAATCAAATTGAGGAGAGCATCACAGTAGAGACTGAAGAAGAAGTTGAGCCAGTTGCATTGACTGCTCACGAAAAGTTCAAAGAGTTTGTAAAATTTTCAAAATCAAAATAAAATGACACGTAACCTAAAATTCGACCTAGACATCGAAACAAATGCACTTTTGTGTGCAAACCCAGATGAGTTTTATTCAAAAGCATACTTATCAAGTCCTGACATTGCTAACAACTTCAGAACTTTACCAGGTATCAAGAGCAAAACTAAATTAGCAAATGTTACTTTTGGTAGCTTATTGCAAGCATCAACTTGTAATTTCAATGCACCAACTGATTCATTGGATGCAATTGACATTGACGTATGTCCTTTGTCAGCTATGGCTCAACTTTGTCAATTTGACTTAGAGCAGTCTTTCTTAGCTTTGCAAATGTCTCAAGGCTCAAATGGTGACTTCACTGTTGCATCATTCATGTCTTACTACTGGAATGAAATGGCTAATGTTATTGGTCAAGATTTAGAGTTGTTAAGATGGCAAGGTGACATCGCATCAGGAGACGCATTATTAGCCCTTTGTAATGGTTACTTAGTTCAATTATGTAGTGATGAAAACTTAGCAGCTGGTTTATACTCAGGAGCTATCTCTACATCAAATGTATTGACAGTATTAGAGGCTGTAGTTAACGCTGCACCAGCTTCTATTGTACGCAAAAAAGCAGACTTAAGATTGTATGTTTCAACAAATGTAGCTAATGCTTATGAGTTGAAAGCTGCACAAGGTAACACACAAACTTATGTGACTTTACCATTAGGATTGACTTTCTTAGGAATCAATGTAGTAGTTTGTGAAGGTATGCCTGACAACACTATCGTATTGACTTTGAAAAACAACCTAGTATACGCATTTGATGCTGAAGGTGATTCAAAAGCATTGAAAGCTGTGAACTTATCTGATTCAGTTGCTGAGCCTTATTTGAGAACTCGTGCTAACATGAAAGCTGGTTTCCACTACACAAACCCTGCAGAGATTGTTGTATACAATGTATGTTTTGACTAGACATTAGTATTGGGGAGTGGTAAAATACTCCCCTATTTTTAACCTTTAAAAACATAAAAAGACATGGCATGTGATGCACTACAAACCATCCTGAAAAGTTGTGATAACAACACTGGTGGTATTTATAAATTTTACGTCAATCAACAAGATAATGTTGACATGACTACCTTAACAGTTGACGCTGGTGATGATTACTTAATTGATAACTTAGATCTAGTAGGTGGAGCTGATCCATTTATTGAGTTTGAATTCAGAAGAAACACATCAAGCTACACTGAAGAGTCAAACATTGACTTAATTAATGGCTCTTCTTTTGTTACTCAGACTATTAACCTAATGTTTCACAGACGTGAGTCAATCAAGTCTAGTGCAATTAAAGTATTAGGTTCTGGTCAGCAGTACTTAAGTGGTATTGTACAAGATGCTAATGGCTTATACTGGTTCTTCCCTTACTTGCAGTTGACTGCTACTGGTGAAGGTTCTGGTACAGCTCGTGCTGATGGTTCTAAGTATTCAATCACTTTGCTTGCAGAGAATGAATTTTTAGCTTACCAAATTGAAGAGTCAGTAGTGACTGCTTTGTTAACTCCAGCTCCATAATCTAGCTTTCTTCCATAGATAAAGAGGCCTTGCAGAAATGTAAGGCTTTTTTTTAATTAAAATTTTTACTAAGTACAATATAGGTATGATATATCTTGAGAAAGACTCAACCAATAGCTTTGTGCTGACCTTAACTGAGGTCACTACACTATCAAATGCTTACTACTTGTTTGAGTTTGAAGATGAGTTTAACACAACACCCAACCCTATTTACTGGCAAGGTGCTGACACTTCATTGTGGCCCTCAAGATTTAATCTATTCACCATTACTGATCCCTTAGATATTGACTTTATAAAAGGTCAGTACAGATACAAGGTTTATGAAAGCTCTACTCCTACATTAGATCCAACTGGATTGACAATGATAGAAGAGGGTAGAATGGTAGTGGCTGGAGCACAAACTAACTCAATTTATGACTAATGGCTTGGTATAGTAGATTTATAAACAACAACAAAGGACCAGAAGTAGTAGAAGGCTATCAGTCTTTCAGTACTCCATTTGGTAAAGTAGGTGGTGCTAACTTATCACTACCTTATGTCAATGGTAGATACCAGGTGGCTGGCTATATTCCATTTGGCCAGGATAATCTTTTCCCTGAGCTACTTAATCAGCTGTACTATACATCACCTTTACATGGTGCAATAGTTGACTTTAAGACCAACTCAGTTGTTGGTGGTGGTTATACATTGAAAAATGAAGGAATGACCAATGAAGACAAGCTCAAGCTATACACCTTTGAGAAAAAAATTAAATTAGGCAAAGTAGATAGAGCTATCTCACAGCAGTTGATAGTACATCACAGAGTATACTTCAAGCTGTGCTACAATAAAAAAAGAGAGCTATATAAAATCTACAATGTGTCACCTGAGAAGGTCAGAGTTGCTAGAGATAAGCAAACATATTTTTTATGTGATGATTGGTCAGCTCGCATTGATGTAACTCAAATCAAGAAATACCATCCAAGCAACACAGAATCTGAGCAGTTGTATGTTTATGAAGTAATGACATTAGGTCAAGAATATTACTCACTACCACAGTACACCTCAGCTCTTAACTTTGCATTCCTTAGTGGTGAGCTTTCATACTTCGCAAAAAGTAACATTCAAAATAGTGTGTTCCCTTCCTTTGCTATGATGTTTCCTAAGAGACCACAGTCAGAAGAGGAGAAGTCAATGATTAAGGCTACTATTGATAGGTTAAAAGGTGCAGCTAATGCTGGGAAAGCTGTAGCATTCTTTGCTAACTCAGCGGACCAACTACCTAAGATTGAATCTTTACCAACAAATGGCAATGATAAACTCTTTCATGAGGCATCAGCTTTGAACACTGAACAGATTTGTTTTGCTCACACAATTGATCCTATCCTTATGGGTGTTCGTACTACTGGTGCATTAGGTGGTGGAGCTGATATCAAGCAAGCCTATGTGGTATTTGAAAAGAATGTAGTAATGCCATTAAGAGCACAAGTAGAAGAGATTATCAATGAGATTTTAGAGATTGCTAAGATACCAGGTACATACACTATCAACAACTTCCAAATAATCAATGAGACAATTGTAGAGATTGAAGGTGACGCATCTAAAACAGCTGATGCTATCAACTCACTAAGTCCATTGGTAGCTACAAAAGTACTTAATGCAATGACTCCTAATGAAGTGAGAGCACTTGCATCTTTACCACCAATTGAAGGAGGTGACATAATACCAACTGAAATACCTGCACCATGATCTACTTTATAACAGAAACCTATCTAAAAGTCAACACCCCTATCACAGCGAATGTAGATGTGACAGATGTTACTCCATACATAGCTACTCAGGCACAATTGAGAGTGATGCCTATACTTGGTACAACCTACTATAAATATCTACTTAACAGATACAATATACAAGCACTTACCAATGATGAGACAACACTTGTAGAGTTCATTCAGCCAGTGATAGCTTGGAGGTCAGCAGAAGATGCTATCTTTGGATTGACTTATCAGTTAAAAAACAAAGGACTTCAAACTCAGTTTGGTGACTACTCAGCATCTGTAAGTAGAAATGAGGTAGCATTTGGAATGGAGCACTATGCACAAAAGGCTTCATTTTATGAGCAAAGATTAATCAGATATTTAATAGCTAACAAAGACCTTTATCCGGGCTTTACAGATAAAACAAACAGAGACACTGACCTTAGACCAATGATAGACGAATGTTCTTGCAATTGCATAGGTCAATGTCATAGTGGATGCCCTTGTGGTGGGATGAGAGAAAATGGTTATAATAATTCAATACTGATACTATGATATTAATTGAACAATGGGCTAACAACATCAATGTAAATGAACCACTTAATGGCTCATGGATTGAAGCTATAGCTCAAGAATATAAAGCTGAAGAAGTTACTGGTGATAGACTTGCTGATATAGCTATAAAATTAGGGGTTAGGTTAGACAGAAGCACAGGTGATCACTATCATGACATTTGTATTGCATTAGGAAAAAGTAACCCATTAAATGGTAGTTATTTGGAAAGAATTGTACAACTAACAACACCAGCATAAGATGGGATTTAATGAGGTAGCGTTTACAATAATTACAATTTTATTATCTGGCATTGGATACTTCCTTAAGAATGTACATGGTGATATTAAAGCTGTAGTTGATGAGCAAAAAAAGATAATCGGTGATGTTGGAGCTCTAAGAGGCAAGATTGACCTGGTAGATAATGAGTCAAGATTTAGAAGTGACTCAATTGAAAAAATGACACAGCTTGAAATTAAGCATCTTGCTGAGCACATCAGTGAGTTGACTCAATCAGTTAAGAAATTAATAGAAATACAACTAGTAAAATGACACTAAGAGACAGATGGTGTGCCAAAACACCTAATTTTTGGATCAAAGTAAGGAACTTATCAATCACTATTGGTACCATTGGTGGTATTCTTTTAAGCTCACCAGTTGCACTACCACCATTAGTTCTATCTATTGCTGGCTACTTAGTAACTGCTGGCACAATTGGAGCTACTTTATCACAATTAACAGTACAAAAGTGATGGAATTTTTATTAGGTATTGCATGTGGTACAGTATTAGGTTTAATTGTAATAGTTTACTATGAATTATAACTGGCTAAAACAAGAGACTGGTCCTAGAATCCTAGTGCAAGCTGTCAGTTTGATAGGTACTAGAGAAATTATAGGTAAAAATCATAACCCTATCATTTTATCCTGGGCTATTGAGCTTAAGATTAAAGCATACACTAATGATGAGATTCCCTGGTGTGGTTTATTTATTGCTTATTGTGCACACAAAGCTGGTGTTCAAGTAGTAGATGGTCCTTTATGGGCCTTGAACTGGGCTAAGTATGGCACAAAAGTAGATACTCCTATGTTAGGTGATGTACTTACCTTCAAGAGAGATGGTGGTGGTCATGTTGGCTTGTATGTTGGTGAAGATAGAACTCACTACCATGTGCTAGGTGGTAACCAATCTAACCAGGTGAATGTGATGAGACTTGCTAAGTCAAGATTGCATCAAGCTAGAAGAACAGCATGGAAAATAGCTCAGCCATCCAATGTAAGAGTAGTAAATTTATCAAGTCAAGGAATAATAAGTAATAACGAAGCATAAATGAAAACACCCAAGAAAAAAAAAGACATTAATATCAACATTGATACTAAGAATGTGGATGTTAAAGTTACTCGTAAAAATGGCACTACAGAGGTTAAAGTAGACACTCCTAAGGTAGACGTAGACTTTCATAAAGAAAGTGACTCTAAGAGCCTTAAAATAGATACAGAGAAGGTAGATGTCCAAGTGAACAATGGAGAGGTTAATGTTGATGTAAATGAGCAGTCAGGCTTTGTAGGAAAGTTAATAAAATTAATTCTCAGAAGAAAAAAATAAGTATATTTGTACTGCATGTATATTGTTTGGTTACAATAACACCTAAGAGGGATGATCTAGTGATAGTTTATCCCTTTTTTTATCCTTGTAAATGTTAAAATATGTTAATTAATTTGCATAAGTGAAAATAGTTCTTAACTTCGCTACATAATTATTAACAAAAAACCAAACACATGGAAGGAAAAATCGTTTATTTATTGATACTATACAGCATAGTAGCAACTATAAAAATTTTAACCCTTAAATCAAAGTAACATGCAAAATTTAATTAATCACATCATTCAAGAAGAGAAAAAAAGCTGGGACATGTACCTATTTGTAATGGATCATTTTGGAAAAGAGTCTGAGCCAGCAACAAGATGGAAGTCAATTTGGAATACTTACAACATGATGATTAAAGAATTCAACTTGACTACTCCTACTAGGAGAAGAAACCTAAGTAAATTCAAGCACAAGAAGTACACAATCATCAAAACAACTTGTGAGCTATGATTTGCCCTGACTGCAATGGAGAGGGTACTGTAGAGGTACACTACTGCACATTTGGTAATGAAATTCACTACACAGAAGAGGAGTGTGGATGTAATAACGGAGAAATTGATGACAATGAACTTAGCTGATATTGAAAGTTATTGGACCAAGAGAGGTCACTTTAACATCTTACTTTATATTAACTACCTAAGAGCAAAAAATGAAAACTTACAAAGTAACAATGAGAGACAAGTCCTTCAAAATAGTGAAGGCATACGATCAACACCATGCCATACTACTAGTGGACAGATGGCCAGTATTAATCTTAAAAATTGAGGAGCTATGACACCGAAAGAGAAAGCAAAAGAGTTAGTAAGTAAATTTCAAAAGCAAATATTTTTTGAGGTAACTAATGAAAGATTAGATATAGAAGAAGCAAAAGGATGTGCATTGATTGCAGTTGATGAGATATTAAAAGCAATACCAAGTGAATACTTAGACGAATGGAAAGGCGAAACATATATGTCAATCAATGAAGATGTAGAATACTACCAAAAAGTTAAACAAGAAATACAAGCACTATGACAGCAACACACAGAATTTGGCTTGAGGACTCAGTAGAAGAGCTAGGTGGCTTTTGGTGGTATTGCTACCTTGATCACAATGGATGCCTACAAGATGAGAAGTATCCTGATGACCTACCAGAGACACCACAATGGTATATTAATAATGGTTATAAAGTAGAAGAGCTATGAAAGCAAGTGATTTAAGGATAGGAAACTATTTAAACGGAAAACAAGGTCACGTTATTATTACTGAAATTAGAACAAATAACAGTGTAAAAATACTAGATAATACAAGTAGTTTTTATGTTGGAACTTGTTTACAACCAATTGAATTAACTAAAGAGTGGCTGTTGAAATTTGGGTTTGAGAAAAAATACGATGACTTAAATTGGTACATAAAAGGTAATTATTGTTTTTCTTTTTTAAAAGAATTAGATTTAATTGTATTTAAAATAAAATTTCAAACAATAGGTATTTGCACAATTAAATACGTCCATGAAGCACAAAACATTTACTTTGCACTAACTGGGGAGGAGCTATGAATCAAGAACAAAAGCTCCTAGCTGTAGTGGCATTGCTACCAGTACTCGCTGACTTATTAGAAGATATACCATTATTCAGAATGTGCAAAAGACATGGTAACGCATTTATAGATGAGGTCAGAAAGGTAGACAACATCATCATCAATGATGCAGAGCTTGAGGCACAATCTCAACAAGTGAACATTCAGAGAGCATTTAGACAATGGCTAGAAAAAGAATTTAAAGAGAAAACATGACACAGAATGAAATCATAAGACAAAGATTCCCGCATGAAAGGACTCAAGGTATTGCTGATGACTTAGGACTCAGCTATTCTCAAGTTGCTAGCAGAGCATCTACAATGGGACTTAGAAAGACCTTAGAATTTAAACAGTCAGAGTCTTCCGGTAGAACAAATCTCATTGAAGGTGGTAAAAAGTTTAGATTCAAAAAAGGCAACGTACCATTTAACAAAGGTAAAGAAATGCCAGCAGAAACATATGAGAAAGTCAAAGCTACAATGTGGAAAAAAGGCAATAGACCTCACAACTGGAAGCCTGACGGATCTATAGTAGAGAGAAAAGATACTGATCTAAGTGGTAGAGTATATCTATACTATAAAATTAGTGATAGCAAATGGATTCTATATCATAACAAAATATGGATTGATGCTAATGGACCAATTCCTAACAAGCACATAGTAACTTTCATAGATGGTAACACTAGGAATTGTCAATTAGAGAACTTACAATGCATAAGCATGAAGGACAATGTCATAAGGAATAGCATCCAAAGATTCCCTCAAGAAATACAACAAGTAATTAAATTAACAAGTAAACTAAACAAGAAAATAAATGGCAAGAAACAAAATTAGTGATCTACGTGACCACATGTTTGCAGCACTAGAAAGGCTTAATGATGAGTCTTTAAGTAATGAACAGATAAAAGAAGAGGTTGACAAGGCAAAGGCTATAAGCTCTATCGGATCTGTTATCATTAACTCAGCTAAGCTAGAGGTAGACTTTATAAAGGCTACTGGAAGGATAGACTCAGACTCTGACATCTTTAAGAATATTGACTCAAAGAAACAACTATCATGAAACAAACAGCAGTAGAATGGTTATTTGATAACTTAGATTTAAGCGGTGGAAGTGAAGCTATTAAAACGCTAAAACAAGCCAAAGAAATGGAGAAAGAGCAGATAATTCAGTTTGCAACAGATTGTATCTATAAAGATGATTGCTTTTTTATAGTAGAACAACACTACAACGAAACCTTTAAATCAGAATAAGATGAAAAGAACAATATTAAAACTACAACACAAAGAGAAAGAAGACTTGTTTATTGTGGTCAGTGGTGGAGTAGCTGATGCTTATGATGTGTCTGAGAAATACAAAGGTAAGGGCTACAGCATTAAAGAAATTACACCAGCTCAGATGTGCATCTTTCAAAATGAGAAATGTCCAATAATTACTGAACATCTGAACTATTACACTATTTTTCACAATCAACAAGAATTAGCAGTTACTTCAACACAAATCGAGATATTATGATTGAAAAAATAAAATACATGATTAAACTTTACAACCTGACCACCAGCTGTAGAGATAGAGACTTAATCTACAAGAGAGCTTATGTTTATTCTGAGCTCCAAAAATTAGGAATGAATCTGTCAGAGATTGGTAGATTGATGGATAAGCACCATGCAACTGTCATCAATGGACTAAAAGTGGACAATCAATTCCAAAGTTGTGACAGAATTTATGATGATGCTATAGCACCAATTAAAGACTATCTTTATCCACCAGTGCAACTACCTAAGTACTCTATCTTTGAGGATGTTATCAAGTGTAACAACACCACAGATTTAAGAGTAATCAAGGACAGATTAGCTAACAATCAGTACATAGAGCGTGACAAGTGACAACTCTCCTATGGGGGGGTACTGAGTTTTTTAAAAAAAAGTAGGGGGACACCCCCAAAAAAAGTTGTCTAGTTGTCACGCTTTTGCTGAAAGTCAATACCAGTATAGCTTATAGGCGTGACAAGGAATTTAAAAGTTGTCCCATAGTTGCCATGTTCGTCACGCATTTGGATAATTAAATTTTATTATTACATTTGCAAAGGGGTTTTGGAGGCATCCATTTAAAAAGTTTTCTTGCTACTTTTCCCCTTCTTTTTTTTTAGCAAGAATAAAAGTAAGAATTATGAAAAAAATATCTGTATTCAAGTCATTGTTTAACTCGAAAGAGACTCCATTCAATCTTAATCTAGCTGAGGTAGTTGCTAGAATTAAATTAGGAACTCCTGAACTTATTGAAAAGATTAATCTAATTAGATCAGTAGACAAGAAAGACTCTAAGTATTCAACAGCTAAAAAGGGACTTATTGCAATTATGTTTAATGGTACATTCTCTGAAAGGAATGCAAAAGGATTAATTGAGCACTCAGGACTTTGTATCTTAGATTTTGATGGTTATCCATCTACTGAGATAATGCAAGCTGAAAGAAAAAGATTGATTGATGACCCCTACGTTGTGATAGTTTTTACTTCACCTGGTGGCAATGGCCTCAAAGCTGTCATAAGAATACCTGAGTCAACAGCTGTAGAACATAAAAGAAGGTTTTTAGCCTATGCTGAATACTTCAAGTCAGATTATTTTGATGTTAAAAATCAAGATGTATCAAGAGTATGCTTTGAATCTTACGACCCTGACATCTATTTTAATGAGTTCTGTCAAGTTTTTGAAGGAATTACACAAGATAAAGGATTTGAGTATGTTGAGAAGCCTCCAATCTGTATACTCCAGGATGAGAATAAAAAATTAGAACTGATTGAAAAGTTTAAGTTTAAAAGTTCATTCTCTGATGGATCAAGAAATCATTTTATTTTTGAATTTGCTTGCTGTTTGGCTGATTATGGAATTAACCAGGATGTAGCTGAGCACTATCTGTCTAATAAGTACACAACAAATGAAGACTTTACTCACTCTGAAATGCTATCAGCAATAAAATCAGCATACAAAAAGAGTAAATTTAACAGCAAGTACTTTGAGGATAAATCAACTATTGATAGAATTAAACTGAAAGTCAAGAATGGTGTGGATGATGAGCAAATTAAGAAGGACCACAACATCACCACAGAGATACTTACTGACATTAAAGATGATAGTAGTAGTGATGACATCTTTTGGAGTGTATCAAAAAAAGAGATAGTAACAATTGAGCCATTGAAATACAGCAATTTTCTAGTAAAAAATGGATTCAATAAATTTTATCCTGAGAATGCTGAGAAACCTACATTTGTCAGAGTCATTGAAAATAAAGTTAGGCTCTCTTCTGTAGATCAGATTAAAGACTTTGTACTAACCTATCTAATTAAAAAGGGACAAATCAATATTTGGAATCACTGCTCCAGGTCACCTTATCTATTCTCAGAGAATCACCTCAACATGATTGACTCAGTTAGTCTCAAAATGTTACAAGATACTCAAGACTGCTCTTATTTACCATTCCTAAATGGTGTTGTTAAAGTTACTAAGGATGAGACTAAAATGTTATCTTACATTGATGTTGAAGGTTACATCTGGGAAAATCAAATAATCAATAGAAATTTTGAGCTTGTTATAAATTTTGAGAATGACTTTTTTGACCTGGTGAAGAAAGTATCTAATGAAGAGCCAAAAAGAATAGCTGCACTACAATCAACACTTGGATACTTACTTCATGGTTATAAAGATAGGACCAATCAAAAGGCAATTATTTTTAATGACCAAGAGATAGATGAGAATCCTAATGGTGGTAGTGGTAAATCACTAATGTTAACAGCTCTCAATCACATCAGAAAGACAGTCAAGATAGATGGTAAACTTTACAATCCTAGCAAGTCAGAATTTTTATATCAGAGAGTCAACTTAGATACTCAAATTCTAGCATTTGATGATGTTGTTAAGAACTTCAATTTTGAGCAATTATTCATGATAGTATCTGAAGGAATAACTGTCAATAGAAAAAATAAAGATGAGGTGTTTATCCCATTTGAAAGGTCACCTAAGATAGTCATCACAACTAACTATGTTATTCAAGGTGCAGGTGGTAGTCATGATAGAAGAAGACATGAGATAGAATTTTTCCAATACTTCAATGCTAATAATTCACCTTTACATGTTTACGGCAAATTACTATTTGACCAATGGTCCACAGATGACTGGTTAAAATTTGACAATTACATGATCAAGAATTTACAGCTATACTTAAGAGAAGGACTAACTAAGTCAATTAGTATAAATGCAGACTCAAAGAGATTTATTCAAGCTACTTCTAAGGACTTCTTTGACTTTGTTAGTGAGAATGAACTTGTTAAAGATGTTATCTATTATAACAATGAGCTACTTCAATCTTTTGAGACTGATTTTAATTATAAGGACATGACTCCTCAGCGTTTCTCAAAATGGTTAGTTGAATACGCAAAGTATAAAGGCTATAAAATAGAAAAGGGAAAAAATCACAAAGGTAGAAATATCACTTATACAACACTATGACACTTCAAGAATTCACTAAGATTTGTATTGACTTAGAAATGAAAGGACAGAATCCTTTGTTTTTAGGCTCAATTGAAAAGAAATATAAATCTAGACATAAATTAGTGAAATCAAAAGAAGTCATTAAAACAGTTAGAGAAACATTGCTTGATGATAGAGGTATTCCATACACCCAAGTTACAAAAGGTACAAGCAAAAAGATACCAGATACTAATGCAATTACTAAACTAATTGAAGACTACATGAGAGTAATTTATGGATGTTTAGATGTGAGGAGAGTATCCAGTGAAGGTAGATGGAGAAAAGATGCTAGTAAAAAAGCTGGTGGATTCTTTCTTAAAGGACTCAACAAAGGTATGGCTGATGTTGAAGGAACTTTGCTTAATGGTGTAAAATTCGCAATTGAACTAAAAGCCAGTAAAGGTGACAGCCAAAGAAAAGAACAAGCAGAACATCAATCAAATTTAACACAGTCAAATGCTTACTACTATCTATGTAGATGGGTAGACTTTGAGCAATTTCAAAAAGAAATACAAAAATTAATACCAATACAATGAAAAATAGAAATTATGATTGGTGGATTTATCCATTTTTAGGCATACTATTTTGGTATGTAGTTATTCACTTTATAATAAAATATTGGTAAAATGCTAAAAATAGGAGATACAATTAAAGACACAGAAGACACTGACTGCTACTTTGTAGGTGAAGTAGTGAAGCTCAATACATTTGGTGGAGTTGAATACTACAAAGTAACTCAAGTTATTTGGAATGGTGAAGACTATACAGATGATGATTTAATTGGTAAAGTAATTGCACCCCGCTGGTGGTATATTCAATTATTTTTATTCTAAATAGTTTCACAAGTAAAATAAATCATTACATTTGTAAACAATTAAATAAATATATATGCAAACACAATTAACCAAAGTGTCGCTGTGGATTAAAATTCACAAGGCAAAAATGAGTATTGAGAAAGTTAAAAAAAACGCTAACAATCCTCACTTTAAAAAAAGCTATGCAGACATTAACGCATTGCTAGAAGCAGTTGAGCCAATACTCCATGAAAATGGACTGCTCCTAATTCAACCTATTTGGGATGGAATATTATATACAGTTATAATAGACATTGAAACAGGTGAACTGGTAGATTCATGGTTAAAATTACCTGACAATCTTGACCCCCAAAAAATGATTAGTGCCACAACTTACTACAGAAGAGCAACACTTCAATCACTTTTAAGCCTTCAAGCTGTAGATGATGATGGTGAGTCAATTAAGTCAGCAACAATACCAAAGCCATCACTATCAGATGACAGATTTAAAGAAGCTCTTAAATCTATTGAGTCAGGTAAGTACACAGCAGAGAAATTAAAATCAGAATTTTTATTAACCAAACAACAAATGCAAGCACTATGAAATGGCATCCATCATCACTAGGAAAATTAATGACTGAGTCAAGAACTAAGTCAGAGCTATTAAGTCAGACTACTAAGTCTTATATCGCTAACAAAGCAAAAGAGGACTTCTTTGGCTACAACTCATTTGTATCAACAAAAGCAATGCAGAAAGGCACTGACTGGGAGCACGAGTCTATAGAGTTAGTCAATCAGATTAGAGACACATTCTACATCAAGAATGAAGAAACTATTGAAAATGACTATCTAATTGGTACTCCTGACATCATCTTAGAAAATTCAATTATTGACATCAAGACTTCATGGTCCTTAGAGACTTTTCCAGCTATAGCAGCAGAAGGAATCAACAAAGATTATGAATGGCAGTTGAGAGGATACATGTGGCTTTGTGATAAGGCATCAGCTGAGCTAATCTACTGCATGATTGATACAGATGACTTTTTACTATCTGACTGGGATAACAAAACTATCCACAAGGTATCTCACATTGATCCTAAGAAACGAATCACAGTACTTGAGTATACTTACAGCCAAGAAGATGAGGAGAAGATAGCAGAGAGACTGTACAACTGCACTAATTACTACAATGAATATCTTGAACAATTAAAAAATAAATAAGATGGAAGTACAAATAAACCGCCAGTACAAGAATGAAACAAGGAATCAATTAGTGGTACCTATTCAAGCAACTAAGTACATGGTCACCTATCAAGTGACTCAAGCTACTACAGACAACTCAATAAAAGAGTTTAAATGCAGTACAGATAGATTTTTAAACCTTTATAAAATAGCAAAATGACAGAAAAAGAATTTTACCAACATGCAATGATTGCTGCAATGCAAGGACTTCTATCAGCAAGTGGAGATGGCTATGCAGCTGAGTACGTACAACCTTATTCAACTGTAGCATCAATGGCTGATAATTATGCAAAAGCTCTGACAATAAGAGCTGAGATTGAAGTAGCTAAAATGATACTTGAAAATCCATTCCCTGAAAAAATAGTATAGAGGCTCGGCAAAAGCTAACAAATAGGCTCTAGTAAGCCACCCCTCCTAAGTTAAAACCTGGGAAGTTAAAACTGATGTGAATAACAAGGAGGGGTTTTTTAAGTAACAACAAAACAAATAATATGATTTACAAATTAGAAGGCAAAGTAAAACTAAAAAGCGAGCCAAAAAAAGTATCTGAAAAGTTCACAGTGATGGACTTAATTATTGAGACTAAAGATGAAAAGTACCCTCAAGTTCTTAAATTCCAAGCATCAAATGACAAATGTCATGAGCTTAAAAACTATTCAATCAATGAAGAGGTAGAGATATCTTTTGACCTTAGAGGTAGAGAATACAATGGTAACTACTACACTACATTGAATGTTGTAAGTATCAAGTCAACATTGTTCTAATGGAAAAGCTAAAAATGTTCGGAATCTGGGCTGTAGTATGCCTAATCTGGGTGATATTTGTAGCTCTATTCATGTATGGTGTTGACATGATGTTTGGCACCATTGGAGTAGTAGTAGTATTTGTATTAGTATTTATCTACTATGTTTATAATCTTTACAAATTATGGTAAGAACAATCACAATCTATCTGAGAGAATTTGACTCAAACATAAAGACCTGGATGATTGAAGAGATACAATCAAGAATCAATAACAGATACAAACAGAGTCACATTGCTGAAGACATAGGAGTCACAAACACACAAATGTCAAGATTTCTTAATGATCACAAAGTATCTGAGGACTTTTACATCAAATGGTTTAATTGGTATCAAAAGCAAGGGAGTTAACAGCTCCCTTTATAAATTATTACTAAATTTACACACATGATAGCATACATCACTCCATTAGTAGTATCCTGGTGGTTCACTAACTTTGAGCCAATCCAAAAATTCATTGACAGATTCATTCTACCTGACTGGCTACACACTGCTCTAGGATGCTGGAAGTGTATGTCATTCTGGTCAGCATTAATCTATTCACAATCATTAACTGTAGCATGTGCTACTTCACTCACTGCCGTATGCTTGAACAAGCTGATATACAACTCGTAAATTCCATAATAGTACTACCTGAGGCTGAGATTATGACAAAGAGGTCACTTAATCAACTCAAGCAAGTGAAAGTCAAAGCTACTAAGGTGATTGATAAAGAGTGCTTTTGTTCTACAGTAAGAAGAAAAGTGTGGTATAAGGACTTTTTATCCTGGTATGAAAAGAATGCTTGACCAATACTTGCAAAAAAACTACACAGAGGTGCTCAAATACACAAAGCACTTTATTCAACGACTCAAAATACCTAGCTCTGTAGAAGCTGATGCAGTAATTAATAACGCTTACATTCATTGTGCTAAGCTAGAAATAGAAGAAGCCACAGAAGACAAAGCAAAAAGCTATCTACTAAACACAATCAAGTATGAACTAATCTGGACTCAAGGCTCAAAGACCAAGAAGGATGACATCTATAGGTCACATGAATATTTAAACGACTCACTAGATGATCCTTCTGACATGGACCACAAAGTCAACTTAGAAGAAAGCTACAATTTCAAGAAAGCAATGGTAGAGATATACCGAAACTCTTTGGATGATAGAATTAAAAAGATTATCTTTGAGGCATACTATGACAAAGGCTACTCTACTCAGACATCTTTGGCTAAGTACTTTAATATCAATAACACATCAGCTTTCTTTCTAATCAAAGAAATAAAACAAAATATCAAAGAGATACAATATAGGTATAAAAAGTAATATTATGG